CAGGCGCACGCCGTTTTGCAGTGCGGCGGTCAGGCCAGCAGACCAGTTGCGCGCCTGCAGCGCCGTCAGCGGCGGCATCGTAACATTGACCGACCAGCGATTGCCAAGCCGGTTGATGCGCTGCGTTGCCCCGCCAAGCGCGCCCTTTTGCGTGTTGCCAAAGTCGAGAAGCTGCCACGCGAGGGCAAGCGGGCTGGGGGTGGTCGGCAAAACAATCGCGGCCATCAGGCAAGCCTCCGCGACTGCATCCGCTGGATGCGGCCAACCGCATCCGCTGATGCCGCAGCGCCCACAGCTGGGGCCATCCGCGCAAAGCGGTTATCGACAAAGGCGGTCAGGTTGCCGGTGGCCGGATCAACGCCAACCGTGACGTTGATGTTCGCGCCGCCGCCGAAGCCACCCTTGGTGTGATCAGTGACAGTCTCGCGCGGGTGAAGCATGGCGAGAAACCCGCCCTTGCCGTCCAGCCCGCCAGCGCGTGCGCCCATGCCGGTGAAGCCGCCGCCGTTAAAAGAGCGCGGGGCATTGATACGCGAGGCCAAGCCCTGGCCGAAGATGCCGCTGCTCCCCAGCTGGGTGAAAATATCCAGCACACCGCCAAGGATGCCGAGGAAATCGCCCGATCTGATGCTATTGGTGAGGCCCTGAAGCGCGCCGGTAATGCGCTGCGACATCTGGGCGAAGTTGTCCGCCACGGCGACCGTCTGCACCTTGGTTTTGCCGCTCAGCTCGTCGAGGCTTTGGTTGACGATGTCCGCGCTTGCCGCGACCCGCTTGGCCGCGTCGAGCGGGCCTTCATTGGTCACGCCAGAAACATCGCGCTCGCCGCTTACACCCAGAATGCGCAGCCGCCCTTGCTGGCGGATCTGTTCGGTGATCTTGCCCTGCGCCGCCGCCTGATCCAGCAGCGCCAGCTCGGCCATTTTCGAGCGCGTCCCCAATTCGGGGAACAGCCGCTCGACCAGGTCGCGCACCTCATCGCGCAGTGGCCTGATCGCCGCGCTCGCCGCGCGCGCCCCGCCGCCCAGCGACCGGCCAAGCCTGTCGCCCGAGCCCGCAGCCGAGGCACCAAGCGATGCAAGCGATCGGGTTGCGCCCTCGGACTGGGCCGTCAGCCCGCGCAGCGCATTGGCTGCGGGGTTATCGCCGACCATCCCACCGCCGCGCGCGCCGCCAATAATCCCGAAGCCGCGCAACAGGTGGAGCGCGGTCTGCAGCGGGTTGATGATGAAATTGATCGCCCTTGCGATGGCGCCGAAGCGCTCTTCGACCCAAGAGGCGACAGAAGCCACGCGCACGCCGAGATCAATCACCGCCGAGATAAAGTCGCCGATGCGGTTCGCGTTTTCGAGAATTTCGGCGCGATTGGCCAGCAGCCATTCGCTGAAACGGAACAGGCTGGGGAGCAGCGCCTCGCCGATCACGTCGCCGATCTGGCCGAGGATAACCTGAAAAGCGCGATAGGGCGAGGCATCCGCCGCCGCAGCCGCCGCGCCGCTGAATTGGCGCTCCAGTTCCGCCAGGATCAGGCTTTGCGCGCCGGCCACATCGCCAGCTTCGACCATCGCCGCGATCTGCTGCTTCTGCTGCTCGGTAAACTGCACACCAACGCGGGTCAGCGCTGTGATCCCCTTGATCGGATCATTCAACGCCTTGCCCAGGGCAATCGCCGCCGCTTGCGGCTCGCCGCCGAGGCGGGTCGCCATGTCAATCGCTGCCTGCTGCGCGCGGTCAAACTGCTCACCAGCAATATTGCCAAAGGTCAGCAGGTTGGCGGTCACCTGCTTGAGGATCACATCAGCATCAAACAGCGAGCGCAATTCCATCGCGTCGGCTGCGGCGACAAGCTGCTCGGCCGTCTGGCCTGCCGCGCCGCCCATGCTGGCAAGCGCCGCTTCAACCTGCGCCACCGCCTGGCGCTGCGCAACTGCGCCTTCGACTGCCGCCTTGCCGATCGAGACGAATGCCGCGCTCAGAGACGCGGCCAGGCCGATCCCAACAGCCTTCATGTGCGCCGACATCTTGTCCATGCCGGACTGCGCCTGCTTTGTGCCCCTGATGAACTCGGCGCTATCAAGCCCAAGATTCACGCGGAGTGCGCCGATCACCGATCCTGCCATCACAAGCCTTTCCGGTTTCGTCTCAATCCAGCGTCAACCCGATCCCACGCCGCAAGCCAGCGGCGCACTTTCTCTTGCTTGTCCGGCTCGTACCCGGAGAACTTTTCAAGGTCGGGCGGGTCTTTCAGGTGCGGCATCATTGCGCCCCACCAGGTCAAGGCGCGGGCCGCTTTCCAGCGTTCGCCCGCGCCTTCCATTTCCAGCGCAAACAGGCGCGGGGTCAGTTCCCAAAAGCGCGCGGGATCAAGCCCCGCCGCGATGTAGGTTTTGCACAGCTGCGGGAGGTCTAGCCCCCCGCCGCCATTTTCCTCTGCGCGTTTCCCTCGGCATCGGGGAAGGCCGAAGCCATAATGCGCCCTACGACCGACGGGTCAGCCGTGGCGATCTCGTCGGCCAGATCATCGGCAGCTGCCGCGTCCAGCCCTTCGCCCCGCTGCAAAGCCTCGGAGACGAGATCGAGCACGACGCCCATGTCGGGGAAATCGCCTTGCGTGCTGTCAAGCAACCCCGCGAGCGTGCGCCCGTGCTTGGCTTGAAGGCGGGCGATTCCCCGCATGGTGAGGCGCATCGCGTAGGTCTTCCCGCCGAACTGGATTTCAACAGCGCCAGTCGGATCGATCATTGTCACGAAATCACGTTAGCGGTTTGGGGGCTGTTCACGAAAGCGGACTGGCCTGCCGAGTTGCTGGCGCGCACCTGAACACGCAGGGGCCGCCCAACCGTGCTACCGCCGGGGACCACAAGGGTCTGGTTGGTAGCGCCGCTGATGTTGGTCCACGTGCTCGAGATGTTTTCCTGCCACTGATAGGCGAAGCCGGTGGTGCCGTTCGCCCATACGCCCTCGAAGGCGAACAGGGTTTGGCCGACCTGCGCCGTGCCGGAAATGGCAGGCAGGAAGGTGTTGCTCGGGATCACCACGCCCGCGATCGTGCGGGGGTTGGTGCTCTGGCGATCCAGAATCTTGATTCCCAGAGACGCCATGCCCTTCTCGCCAACCGATGCGGTCGGATTGAAGCTGTTCACATAGCCGCGATAGGTACGACGCAGGCCGAGGCCAGCAGGGTCAAGATTGAACTCGAACTGCACGATCTCACGGCTGCCTGCCGCTGTCAGCGCAGCCAAGGTCTCAAGCAGCGTGTCACCTGCATCATTCCAGAGCTGCTTGTCCTGCGACCAGTCCACAACCGGGATAATGCCGGGAATGGTTTCGCGAGTGCGCCCCGGCGAGTTCAGGTGGGTGACATCAATGTCTTCGGGAACCTGATCGGGGAACGGCAGGGCCTCGAAGCCATAGATCTGCGTCCAGACGACAGGAGAAGTCCCGCGCCCGATCCACAGTTCCCAATCATAGGCCAGATCGGCCTGACTCGCAGCTTGGGGCATTATTCAGCACTCCATCCAAAGGTGAAATCCATGCTCACGCGGTAGGGCCGCTCGGCTTCATTGCTGCCGCCCTCGCGCGTGTCGCGCATCCGGTCGTGGCGGATCATTCGAAACCCGCCGCCACGGTATCCATGCAAAAGATCGCGGATCGCGCGGGCCACGGTTTTGACCTCGGCGCGGTTCAGCGAATAAACGTCGATCTGCACGATGCCTTCTTCGAGGCCGTTCGGGCCGTTCATCACCAAGCCTTCAGCGGCGGTGATGACGTTCATGACAACGTGCGGGCGGGCAACGCCTTGCGGCGCGGTAAACCACCCGATTTGCGCATCAGGCACAGACAGTCCGCCAGTGAGGAGGATTTGCAGTTCCTCTTCCATCACTCACCCCCGAGCCCCGACCGCAGCAGATCAGCGTTGCTATCCAGCGCCGCGCCGCGCGATGCCAACCGCGTTGCCTTGTTCGCCGCGCGCTTGGCCGTCTTATCGATGTCCGCCCATAGTTCCTTGCCGATCGTCTCTAGGTAGCGCTGCGCGTTGCTATCCAGCGCCGGCCGCATGAAAGGCTGCGGCGGGTTATGCTCGTTCCCGAACTCTTGGTTATGCGCGCTCGACAAGGGCCCGGCGCCGACGAACATTTCAACAGCCGCGCGGTCGTCCCGAAACATCTTGCGGTGCAGGGCCCGCTGTCGCTTTGACAACACCGTGCCGACCTTGATGCTTTCGCTCAGCGTCCCGAACTCGCGCGGGGCCAGCCTCGCCGCATCATCGGCGATCGGCTGCGCAGCCTTCTTCATCGCGCGCCGGGCCGAGGCCTTGCGCTGGTTGACGTTTTCCAATTCCTTGAAAGCCGCCTCTAAATCCTTGAGGCCCTCGATCTGAAACTTAGCCATCGTTCCGCGCCGCTGCCGTAATCTCGATCCAGCGGTTGCGCCCAAGCTCCTTGATGCCGAAAATATCATACATGCGGCCATCGCACATTAGCCGCCAACCGGGATTGACTGTCCGAGCAAAGGTGCTCGACCTGATTACAAAGCGGGTCGTGACATGCGCCTGGACTTCACCTGCGCGCCAGCGCTCGCCATCGCTGATGTCGCGCTTGCTGGCAGGCTGCGGCGCGCCGCTGTTTTCCCATGCCTCGGCGTGCCCCAATCCGTCAGGCACCAGAACCTTTTTCTGAAACTGGATGCGGCTATCAAGGTTCACACCCGCCTCCAGCGCAGACCATTCATTAGCGCCGAGATTGCACTGTCCATAGCCATCGCTTCCGGCCCGGACATCAGGTCGAACTCGCGCTGCACCATCAGCTTAATCAGCGATTGCGCCGCAGGAAGGCGCGGCGAGGGCAATGCGCTCACAAACTGGATCGCCAGCGGCTCAACCGCCTCGGCGTCCGCAATCGTTACGGTTGGCCCCGCAGCGCCGCGTGTAACCACAACGTCAAGCGCGCCAGCCAGCCCCGTCGCAGTCACGCTCGACGCTTCAGGAAACGGCAGCAAGTGCGGCCCCGGCCCCGTCACATCAATCGCCCATGTCTGAGACATGATGCACCGGCCCAGAACGCCGCCCCAGCCGTCCAGATGCGCTACAGCGCCCGCTAGACGGGTTTCAATGTCGGCATCCTCATCGGTGCTCAGAACGCGCAGATGCGACTTCATCTCGTCCAGCGTAACAGGCTGCACGGTCGGCGCGGTGATGAGGTAGGGGGTCACTTTGCCGCCTTTGCCTTGGACGCGGGCTTGGCAGGGGATTGAATCGCGCCAACCGACTTTGCCGCTTCCAGCAATTCAGGCGGGCAATCCTCTCCCGGCGCAAAAACGCGCGGGTAAATCTTGCCTTCGATCACGCCAAAAAACTCTTGCGTAAACTTCATGGGCGCACCTCAAGAAAAAGGGCGGGGACACATGGCCCCCGCCCGATAATCATTACACCTGGATGCGCAGCAGCTTGATGGCTTCGCTGTTCTGCACAATCCCGCCAACGCGCTTCGTGGTGTAGAAACCAACGAAGGGCTTGTTGGTGTAGGGGTCGCGCAGGGTGCGAGTGCCCATGCGATCCACGATCAGATAGCCCGCGTTGAAGTTGCCGAATGCCAGCGGGAACGCGTTAGCGCCAACAGCAGGCATATCTTCAGCCTCGACAACGGGGAACCCGAGGAACTGGTTAGGCATACCAGCCTGCACAGAGTTCTGCCAAAGATACTGGTTGGTAGTATCCTTGTAGGTGCGCAGCGCGGCGAGGGTGGATTTGCTGGCCATCCAAACCGAACCTTGACGATACCCAGCCTTCAGGTCGTGAACCATATTGATCAGGACATCGGCGCTGGTCGGCATCGCAGCAGCCTGACCCGAAGCGCGGAACTGGAGGACACCCCAAGCCCGCGAAGCGTCAGCCGTGACAACCGGCGTGCCAGCAAGGAAGCCGGTGGGCTGGTTAGTGCCGTTTCCGCTGATGAACGCCGCACCTTCAGCACGGGCAAACTCTTCAGCAATCGACGCGGCAAGCCACGCCTCGGCATCAAACTGCACATCGTCCAGCATGACCTGAGTGGCCATCGGGTTGCAATACAGTTCGCCCATCGTCGGCTTGACGTTGGCAAGCAGCGGAGTGTTGGTTTCAGGGCGCGCTGCCACTTCACCAACCCAGCCCGAACCCGTCCCGCCAACATCAGCCAGCTTGTTATAGTCGCTGGTGCCGACCTGGATGACTTGAGCCACCGAACGAACCGGCGAAATGTCAACCAGTCGCTTGATGATGGCCTGATCGATCACCTTCGGCACAGCAAAACCGCCGTCAGCGGGAACCGTGGTGCGGAACGCCTTGGCTTCAAGTTCGGCAAGGCCGTTCTCTTCGCCCTTGCGCATCCAGCCACGATAGGCGTTGCGGTGCTCCACCTCGTCCTGATCCATGCCGTCAGCACCGACAACCGGACGCGCAGCCTTGGATTCCACAGCCTTGAGCTTGTCGCTCAGGTCGTCGAGGCTGGCGTTGATCTTCGCCGCCTTTTCCTCGAACAGCGCATCAGCAGCGCCCTTGGCTTCGACCTTCAGTCGTTCGTCATTGGACGCCTTGAACTCTTCCCAAGCGCGGCCCTGAGCCTCAATAAGGCCCTTTACTTCTGTGATATCCATGATGATTATCCTTTTAGGATGGAGAGATTATGGCGGAGAGCCGCCACGATTTCCGCCACATCAGGCTCACCCTGATCGGCTTTTGCTTGGAAGTTGCTCAACACAGCTTCCGTCTGCGACCTTGACCAACCCGCTGCCTCACGCAGCACGTTGCCCAAATCGGACAGTTTGGAGATTTCCGCCTTCAACTCGTCGCCCGACTTCACATCGGCAACACGGGCCTTTCCGTTTGCAGGCAACCCGACAATTGAGACTTCGACCAATTCCACCGACTTCAGCAGGCGGCGAGGATCTTCCGGCTTGGCGCGCATCTGGAACTCAGTAGGGCGGAAGCCAATCGAAAGCCCGTTGACCGCACCAGCCTTCAGCGCGATGTAAGCATCCTTGCCCTTCGTGGTCGGCAGCAACTCGCCCGACACAATCAGGCCCGTGCCGTCTTCAGCCATCGACTTCCACACGCCCACCGGCAGATCACCGCCGTGCTCCAAAAGCATCATGGGCATAGTGCCTGCCGACTTGTGCGCCGAAAGGGTCTGCGCGAACGCCCCCGGCGCAATCATATCGCCGTAGCTGTCAACGTTATTGAACACCGCGCCATAGCCGGTGAACGACATAGTATCGCCGCTCTCCGCGAACTTCAGTTCACGAAGGCCGCAAGCCATCCGTTCCATATTTCGTTACTCCGTAAGGGCGGGCGGTTGCTCCGGCCCGTAGAGATTAGCAGCGGGCAACAACCTGTCCGCCAGAGGATCGTCGCTGCGATCCATGTCTTCAGCATCGCGCCATTCGTTCACGCTAATGACGCCGTTCTGCTTCAAAATCTGGTGATATTCGGCGCGCTCTTTCGCGGTGCCGCGCATCAAGCCACTGGTGACATGGCCGAAGTAATACCCCTGCCGATGCTCGATAGGCGTCAGCAGATTAGCGTTCATGCTGTCTTCAAGTCGTTCATACCAAGGCGCGAGCGTGTGCGTCAGGTGCGCAATAAACCGCTGCTCAACCGAAGCATAACTGGCTTGGTTTTCATCGTGCATGACCATGATCGGCAGCACGCGGAAGGCGCGGCAGATGTCAGGGATCACCGACTTGCGCGTTTCGATGAACTGCGCTTCGTCGCTGGTCTGCGAAAGCATTTGATACTTAAGGCCACCCGTCAGAAGGGCCGTGCGGAGCGCGTTGCCTGCGCCGGATTGTGAAGCGGCCCAAGCCGCCTTGATCTGCTCTTGCGTCTCAGGCGGTAGGCTTTGCTCAGTCGAGAGGATGCCACCCGGACGAGCGCCGTTGGCGAACAGCGACGATGCAAACTCTTCAGTGGCCAGCGACAAACCGATGGCATTGCGTGCCAGATGCACCGCATCCAAACCCGCGTAACCGTTCCACGAAGGCCCGCGAATGTGCCACAGGTTCCCCGGCTCGACCGGCAACCGCCGTCCATCCAAGTCAGTGATGCGGTAAGTCAGTGACCAGTCTGTTTCACGAGTGACTGTTACGCTGCCGGGCTCAAATGGCAGCAACTCCAAAACCTCGCCGCGACTGTCACGCGTGATATAGACGAAGGCATTATTGCACAGGGCTAGGTGAAGGCCGATCTGTTCGCGGAACTCAAAAGGCGTCTGCCACTGGTTCGGGCGATAGTTGAACTTTTCCCAAAGCGCATGATCCCGCGCCTCACGCCTGCGCCCGTCCGCATCCCGCTGGTAAAGCCGCAACGGAACCTGCGCGATACCCTCGGCAATGACGCGCGCGCAAGCGAAGACGGTCGTGACTTCCATTGCTGTGCGTAGCGTGACCGCCTGCCCAGCCTTGCTATTGGACGCGCCAAGAATATCCCGCAGGACGCTTTCAACCGAAAGCGCACTAGCCGACTTGGTTTCAATAACCGTTTGGCTTTTTCGCACTGGCATAGGCCAGAAGAAGTCGAGAACTCCCATCAATCGAGAGCCATGATGTAGGGGAGCGGGGTTGCCTCAGACATAGTGTTTGCCGCCCCTATTGCCATTGCCAGCGCAATCGCTGCGTCGATCTTGTTGACCGATCGCGTCTTTGCGAGCCAGTGATTGCCCCACTTGTCCTCTTCGATCACCGCAGACATCATCGCGGAGATCACGACGGGGTTTCGTTTAAGCCTTATGCGCCCCTCTAACAGGGCATCCTCGAACAAGCGGATCGAACCGGGCATCCATAGGCCTTCGGTTCCGCCTTCTAACGGCTTGCCCTTTTTCATGCCGCCCTGCGGATGTTCCGCAAACGGCAGGGACAAACCCAATTCGTCTATGTCTTCCTCAAACCGGCGAAACGCAAAGCGGTCATAGGCGACCAGCTTCACATCAAAGTCGCGGTCATACTCCGCCAACGTCTGCGCAACATGGCGGAACGAAATGCTTTCACCTTGCGGCGCATGTATATGGCCATCGCGCGCCCAAACTGCGTAGGGCAATTTATCCCGCAACTCCCGCGCCTGTAGCGTGTCGCCTGGTGTCCATGCCTCGACCCACCCGTCAAAGGTGGGCTTGTTGTTCGCATCCACGCCGGTCTGCACAATGGCACCAAGTGCGGTGATGTCCCTATTCTGCGAAAGGTCTAAGCCCAGATAGACTGTCTGGCCGTGGTGTTCGGAGGGATCGAAGTCAGCAATGCACGGCTCAAGTGTGGCCCGCGTCATCCATGCCGTCTCGGCGTCCGTCCAAACGCAGAAGTGAAGGCGCAAGATGCCGTTAAGCTGGCCGGGGATGGCCTTGGCTTGCGCCACCGTCTCGCGCAGATATTCCTCAGTGATCGTCACGCCGAGCAAAGGGTTGGCCTTCACCCAGCAAGTCGGATCGTTTAACGGGTCGTCGCCCTCATCCAGCGCGCACACATAGCTGAACGTGGTGTCGTCAATGACCTCGCCAAGATAGGTCGGGTCAGTGACCGCGTCGATATTGCCAGCGGCAACCTTGACCGCGTGTTCGTGTTCTTCCCAAGCAACCGAATTGCGGTTCGTTCCGCTGTTCGTAATCATGAATAGCAGCGGTTCGCGGCGGAACTTAAAGCCGCGCTCCAGCATTTCCAAAATCTTGCGATCCGGTAATTCGTGAACTTCATCAGCCAGCACGAAATAGGGACGCGGCCCCGATCCCGTCTTGCCCGTATCCCGCGACACTGGCCGGAAAAACGATCCGCTTGCATGGTGAGCGATGTTGAACTCACGCCCGACACCGCCAGCGAACTCTAGCCGCTTCGCCAGCGCAGGCGCGGCTCGCACCATCTTGCAAGCATCCTGAAAAAGAATGCCCGCCTGTTCTTTCTTCGCCGCCGCCGCGTAAATCTGCGCGCCAGCTTCGCCCGCCGCCGTCATGCCGAACAGGCCAATGCCACCCGCCATTGGCGACTTGCCGTTGCCCTTGCCCTGCTCGATGTAAGCGCGGCGAAACCGACGCCGCCCGTCTGCCCGCTTCCAACCGAACAGGGAGCCGATGATGAAGGCCTGCGAAGGTTGGAGCTTAAACGGCTCTCCCTCGAACTGACCTTCCGAAAGCTTCAAAACATTCTCAAAATAGCCAAACACCCCGCTAACCGGGTTTTGCAGCACATCAACGTCAAACCAGATGCCGTCCGTCCGTTTGAGGTCGTCTAGATGGCGCTGGCAAGCATTGCGAACGTGTGGCCCCGCAACAATTTCACCAGAAACCACAGCCTCGGCGTAAGCGGTCGTGCGATCAGTGGAAATATGCGTCGGTAGGGTCTTCGTCTTCCCCATCCGGCGAACTCACTTTCGTCTCGTCAACCGGCGTTGCAGCCAGCTTGGACAGCACAGACGAATAAGCCTGCATCGCGTTCACACCCATGTCGGGATCGTTTGTCAGCCGCGCCCGCAATCGACAGGCCAAATGCAAAAGCGCCCGATGGCTGGAATTAAGCCACGGCAATTCAAAGGCGAACTCATGCCAAGCATTTTGTTCGGCGGCGCTCATCGTCTTGTAAGGCTCGCCAAGCTTTCGCGTGCCGCGCGGGGCCTTGCGATCCTTGAACCTGCCAGCGTTTACTACTGCCGCGCCGCTGACTTCAGCCTTTGCGGCGGGAAGCCTTGGTCTCGGCATTTTACCCTCATGTCCTGAATTGCAGATGCGGTTATTTCAGTTCACCGCCGCTCTAGCCCCGCCCAGTCTCTAGTGTTTCGACCCGCCCCCGGTCAGACAGGCCATCCATCTTCACCCGTAATGGGCTTTGGCTTGCTGCCTCGTTCGATCCGCTGCTTATCGCTGTTATGGTGCATGGCGCAAAGTGCTTGCAGAGCGCCATTCCAGAACTTTGCTTCGTCACCCTTGTGAGGCTCTATGTGGTCAGCAACACGCGCAACCGTGACGATGCCTCTTGCGTAGCACATCACACAGATTGGGTTCGCTTTTAGAAATGCCTTGCGCTTCTTCTGCCAGCGCCATGTGCCGTATAGGTGAGGCTTGCGGGTCTGCGGGTTATGCGAAACGTCCATCGCGCTCATCCCGTAGTGCATCGCGTTTTCGTTCGGCCTTGCTGCGCTTCTTGTGCCTGGCGTCTGCGATTACCTTAGCTGGTGATTGCCGCGCTGCTAGTGCGTGCGGATTGCGCTTTACCGCCACAGCTTACCAATGCCTGCGCCGATCATTAACACCGCTATGCCTGCAAGACTGCCAACCAGAAATAGGGCTGTTGCTATGCAGAGGCAGATTGCGGCGAGGCGCATTGACTGGCCTCCTGAATTATTTTCACCCTAACGCATTTTTCCGTTTGACACCTAACGCAATCTAGCGTTATAAGGGGGCATCAACCGAGGAGATACAAGATGACCGCCACCGAAGAAAACCAAGCATTGCTCGCAGAACTGAAGGCGCTGGTTGAACAAACCTGCACGCTCAACGGATACGTTGACATGAGTAGCGCGCAAAGAACCAAAGAACGCAAAACGCGCTGCCTTGAAATTATTGCTGCGCTTTCTGCCTAACCACCCCTCGGCGGGCTTCGGCCCGCCATACTAACGGAGAGATGAGATGATCTACGAAATTGCACACCTCGCCTTTATCGTCGTCTTTTGGGGCTGCGTGTTCGCGGCGCTGGTGCGAGCGATCAATGCCTAACCCCACCCCCACCGAACAAGCCCGCCTTGACCAGATCGAGGCGGCGCTTGCCGTTCTGGCCGATCAAGCCGCACCCCTCAAGGCCGAGAAAGCCGCCATCCTGTCGCGTGTCAGGCAACGGGGTCACTACGCCCGCCAAAAGCCCGCCGTGCGATCATAGGCCCGTTTCCGGCCAGCCTAGAGTAGGTTTGCCCGCTACGAACTGCCGCTGTGCATTACTCGCTCGGCTGTCGAGGGGCAGGAGCACTAGGCCCCTAACGCAAAGCGGGCGGCACTCGCTTGGAGTCCGCCCGCAATTCGGCATGTTGGCGTTGCCATAGCATATAATCCGCCATCCCACAAGCCACTATTTAACAATCGCGCCAGCAATGTATTTCAGGCTCAACAGCGCCTCACGCATCACCCGCCGCTCTGCTACGGGGACGATTGCCACCAGCCTGCCCTTGCCGTCATACCGCTCGCGCCCGCCGTGCGTCTCGATGCACCAGGCACACAGCGTCTTGTCGTCCCGTGCGACATGGCGCAACAGGTCAAGCGCCCATTGCCCATAGCCGAGAATGTCGCGCTCAATCCGGCTTGTCTCGATCTGCGCAGGCGTGGCGCGCAATAGCTGGGCGGGGATGGTTGAGCCTGACACGCCGCCACCGCCGCCACCCATTGCCTTGTCGGGGTGCATCGGGGACATGGTGGCGCTATCGTCCTCGGCCTGCTGGGCTTGCTGGCGGTAGTAGCACAGCGCGTCGAATTGCGCGGGGGTGATCTTGTCGCGGTCGAACAATTCGCGGATCGGTGCCTTGGCGCGGTAGGCCATGCCCGCGCGCTCCATGATGTTGCGGGATGACCTCTCACGGGTCGGCTCGATGTGGTCGCTAGGCTTGCGGGCTTTACGCTTGGCTCGGGTCATGCTGCACCTTTCATGTGGTCGCCGCGCTCAATGGTGTTGGCGCAATCAATGATGGTTTCGACGATGCGCTCGCCCCAATATTCGTCACCGTCCCAATACCCGCCCGCAATATCGGATTGGAGTTTCGCCGCGTCTTGCAGCAGCCATGCCACCACAGCGGAGCGCTCTTGCATGCGGACGGCTTCGTGATCTGCCTCACCGGCTGCGATTATCTTTTCCATGCGGTCAGTCATGCTGCACCTTTCAGAAAGTCAGGTTGCACCGGCTTGGGCTTGGGTGCCTCAATGAACAGGTCGGATTGTTTCTGCGCTTCCTCGATGCGGCGGCAGGCGATGTTGAAGGCTGCGGGGTCAATCTCGATACCGATGAACCGCCGCCCCTCACGCGCGCAGGCAACGCCAGTAGTGCCAGCGCCCATGAACGGATCGCACACAAGGTCGCCGGGGCGGCTATAGTCCTGCACCACAAGCTGCATTAGGCGGGTTGGCTTGCCGCCCATGCGCTCCTTGTCGTTCCAGCCTTCACCAGCGATGTAGCCGCCGCGCAGGGTGCCCCACTTGCTGAGGGCTTTAGTGCGTGAAACTACGATCCAGTCTGTCCAGCTTGAAGGGCCGTCGCCAGCAAGGCGCACGCTGCGGCCCGCTTGGTAAAACGGTAGCGGCGGGAAATTGGCGCGGCCTAATTCTTCAAACTTGCGGCGCATCGGCAAGGCGAGCTGATCGTCAGTAAGCCAAACAATCCAGCCATCGCAAACGCTGGCGAAAAGTTCAGCCAGTTCGCCAGCAATTTGCTCTGTAAGCCCTGCGTAGCCAAGGTCTGCCCGCATTGAGCCATCGCCGCCCTTGAGGCTATCGTGCCCGCTGTGCGTCCGCTCGCTGTAAGGCGGGTCGGTGATGATGTGATCCACCTTCCCTAGCGTCGGCAGAATGTCGCGGCAGTCGCCAAGCCAAAGCTCGGCATTACCGATCACGACAGGCTCAACCATCGACCGCCTCCTCATCTTTCCGCCGCTGGATCAGCATGGCCTCGGCGCGCT